GGAATGAGCATCTAAAGGAACATTTAAATAAGCATGCTGATTTTGAGGATGATGTATTCACCTCTTTCAACAGTGCTTTTCTTGAGGATGGGGCATTTATTTACATCCCCAGCGAGGTAAAAGTTGAGGCTCCGGTCCACTTGCTACATGTGCAAACCGATGCTGATAAGAACTATTTTACCACATCTCGTACAGTTGTTGTTGCGGAAGAAGATTCCGAAATAACACTTGTCGAAGATCATATCGGACTCGGAGATAACAAGTATTTTAACCTGCCAGACAGAACACTCAACGAAGAAGAAATTAGCAACGCTGTGCAACAACTAGAACATATTGATCTTGGTGCTCTTTACAACGAAATGAAAGAAGACATAGAACACAACTACGCAAATTTTAAGAAGCATTGCGAACTACAAGACCAAAAAATCTTTCAAAATCATTGACATAAACCTAAATACATGGTATACTTATTAAGTATAATCTAAAAGACATCCACGTCTTTCATAACTCGGAGAAAAAATGGAAAACAACACAGATCAAATCTCAGAAGTAATTAAGCAGAGAATCGAAGCAGCAGGGGATCGCTACTGGGCGAACGACAACATTTCAAAACATATCAAACCTTTTGAACAAGAGTTACTCATCGACGAACTTGCAGAAAAGTTCGAGAGCGTACTTGATAGCCTTGTTATTGACAGAGAAACAGACCCTAACTCTAAAGACACCGGGCGTCGACTTGCAAAAATGTACATTAACGAAATTATGAACGGACGTTACGTCCCGGCACCTAACAACACAGGGTTTCCGAACGAAGGCGACGAACGCTACGAAGGTATGTTAGTAGTACGTTCAGAACTCAAATCTATGTGCTCGCATCACCACCAGCCGGTCACAGGCGTTGCATACATCGGTATCATTGCCGGTAAACAGCTTATTGGCTTGAGCAAATACACACGAATCGCTCAATGGTGTGCACGTCGAGGAACACTACAAGAAGAACTAGCTAACGATATCTGCAAAGAGATTCAAAAAGCTACAGAAGCCGGGGACGTTGGTGTTTACATTCAGGCAACTCACGGTTGCTGCGAAAACCGAGGCATTATGGCTCACAGCTCGCTTACGCAGACAACTGTCCTAAAAGGTGCTTTCAAGTCAGACCCAGGAACAAAGAAAGAGTTCTTCGACAATATTAAACTGCAACAGGAATTTGCTCCGAGATGAGAAATCGTCTCGTTGCATTCGGGTGCAGTAATACCTACGGCCACGGGCTCTCTGATTGCATTAACAAGGATCGTAGCCCAGGACCGTACCCAAGCAAGTATGCATGGCCTTCTGTACTGTCTGAGAAACTAAGCAGAGAATGTGTTAACTACGGTATTCCGGGCGCAAGCAACAAAGAGATATGGGAGTATATCACCCGCGTAAAACTAAGCCCACGTGACATAGTTGTAGTGCTTTGGACATACCACGAGCGATGGGCTACACTCAACGAAGAGTTGCCGCATAACGGTATCTACGCTATGCAAAAATCCAAAGCAGCTAGATCGTTTTACAAGCATCTTTACAGCGACTACGACATGATGATCGACTTGAATCTGAGAATTCATCATGCTAGCATGTTTTTAGACTCGCTCGGAATTACAAACTATCACGCAGTAATGCACAAAGACGAGTTAAAAAAAGCACACTGGAATACTGCTCCTGTGTATTACAGCGAGTTCGAAAATTACCGATTTTCAATGCCTAAGGCTAAAGATAGACAGCACCCGGGGCCTAATGCTCATGCTAAATTCGCAGAAGACTTGTATAACCTAATGAGGACAAAATGAAGAAATTAAGATATTCAGAGGCATTTTACTCTGTGCAAGGCGAAGGTAAGTTCGTAGGAGTACCAAGTGTATTCCTGCGTTCTTTCGGTTGTAATTTCCGTTGCCAGAATTTCGGCCTTGACAGAGATAGACCTAAAGAAAAACACAATCCCGAAGTAGCAGATCTCATCGCAAGCGACAAGTTGAACGAAATCGACAAGTTTGAAGACTTACCTATCATTCACACAGGTTGCGACACATACGCTTCGATTTACCCTGAGTTCAAGAAATACATGATGGACAAGGATGTAGACGAAGTCGTAGAGCATCTGCTAAGTCTCACTCCAGAAGGCAAGTGGACAATGGACAACGGTCAAGACATTCACTTGATTCTTACTGGTGGCGAACCAATGATGTGGCAGAAGTTTTGGCCGCAACTGTTAGAGCATCCTCGTATGCAGGATCTCAAGAACATTACAATTGAAACAAACGGTACTCAGCAAATAACAAAACCTTTCTTAGAAGTTTTAGCTAGTCGTCCTCGCATTAAACTAACATGGAGTTGTTCGCCTAAACTAAGTGTCTCGGGCGAAGCGTGGGATAAAGCAATTAGACCAGAAGTAGTTGCTACGTATAAACACGGGTTGCCTAACAGCGACATGTACCTCAAGTTTGTTGTAAAGGATTCAATAGATGTCAACGAAGTACACAAGGCTGTAAAAGAATACCAGCTAGCAGGTGTAGAATGTCCTGTGTACTTGATGCCGCTGGGCGGGCGCTCAGAAGAGTACGAATTAAATGAACAGGCTGTAGCCGATCTTGCTATGCAACAAGGGTGGAGATTCTCACCAAGAATGCATATCGCACTGTTCGGTAACGCATGGGGAACATAATAGGAGAAATCATGGGACTTTGGAAGAAAATTACAGGCATTGAAAAACTCGAGAAGGCGCGGGCTGCTGAAGAACAACGTCTTCAGGAAATGAAAGAAGAAGCCGACAGAGTTGCTGCTGAAGAAGAAGAGCGCCAGAAAAAACGTGAAGAAGAAGAGGCGCAACGCAGAGAGGAAGAAAGGCTCGCAAAGCTGACTCCTAAAGAACGCGCTACAGCAAAAGGCGAACCTTGGATCGAGGTGTTGGAAACACACGTTGAGCCCGACGATATGACAAATGGTTTCTTTGAGATGGACTGGAATCGACAATTTGTTGACGATCTTATCAAAGCAGGGTACGGCACAGAAGCAGATCCAGAAGAAGAAATTGTAGATCGTTGGTTCCGAGATATTGTTGCTCGTATGTTAGTAGACGAAGGACAAGATCCTACTCGTGCAGCAGGCTACATCAACGTGTCAAACCTAGGAAGCGGCCGTTCAGAGGTTTCATGAAGATCGAAATTTTTAAAAAACGAATTCAAGAAAAGAAGCGCAAGTTAAAAGCAGGCTGGACAATGGAATACGACAGTGAATACATACACCACGACGAGCGCTATGAAGTTTTAGATAACGGCAATCGTTCTCACCCTTACGGTGTACATTGTTTCAATCTCTATTACCATAAACTTGTAGAAATCGAAGAATGGCTTAGAAGCACGTTTAACCAACAAGATTACGAAGTAATAGGTCACCCTGGATTCCATCTTTGGTTCGCTGAAGAAAAGTTCAGAACCTTGTTTTTGCTCAAATGGAGCAAGTAGAGTTGACATTTCCTACAGAGATGTTACTATATATGCACATTCTAGCTATTTTTTCATAAATTGTAACTATATTGTTACACTACACAAGGATACACATGAGCAAGACTTACATCTTAGTTGACACCGCTAACACATTCTTCCGTGCTCGTCACGTTGTACGCGGCGACATTGACACTAAGGTAGGCATGGCCCTACACATTACCCTTAACTCGATCAAAAAGGCGTGGACTGACTTTAACGCAGACCACGTTGTCTTCTGTCTCGAAGGCCGTAGCTGGCGCAAGGACTTCTATGCGCCCTACAAACGCAATCGTAAAGAAACACGCGATAAGATGACTGTTACTCAGCAAGAAGAGGACGAGGCGTTTTGGGAGATCTACGCAGAGTTTACTAACTTTGTTACAGAAAAGACTAACTGTACGGTTATTCGACATCCTGATCTCGAGGCAGACGACCTTATCGCAGGGTTTATTCAACTTCATCCAGACGACATCCACATTATCATCTCAACAGACGGTGATTTTGCCCAGCTGGTTGCTCCTAACGTCAAGCAGTACAACGGTGTTTCCAATGTAACCATTACACACGAAGGTTACTTTGACGATAAAGGCAAGGAAGTTATTGATCGCAAGACAAAACAGCCTAAGCCAGCGCCGCATCCAGAATGGCAACTGTTTGAAAAGTGTATGCGCGGTGATACAAGCGACAACGTATTCTCTGCATACCCAGGTGTGCGCAAGAAAGGCACTAAAAACAAGATTGGCCTGCTCGAAGCGTTCGAAGACAAGGAGAATAAAGGCTTCAACTGGAACAACATGATGCTACAACGTTGGACTGACCACGAAGGTGTCGAACATCGTGTGCTTGACGACTACAATCGTAACGTCACACTGTGTGATCTGAGTGCACAGCCGGCTGACATCCGTGAGAAGATCAACGACACGATAAATAGCATCGAGACCAAGCAGGTTACACAAGTAGGATTGCGCCTTATGAAGTTCTGTGCAAAGTGGGATATGCAGCGAATTGCAGATCAAGCACAACAGTACGCTGATGCACTTAACGCAAGGTACGTAAAATGAAACTGATACCGTTTGAAGATTGTGAACAACTAGTTGAAAAAGCACACAACGGTATTGCCGTGAGAGTGTTGCTTGATGTTAGCGACTTTGAGTCGCATCATCAAAAGAACTACCTTACAATGCTGGGATTTACCGGCAGAGAAAAGCTAAAGTTTTGCACAATTCT